ATGAACGAGTGGGGAACTCCGCCCTGGCGCGACCTAGACGAGTATGGATATTACAACGGATGGTCGGACGATCGGTGGCGGTGGGAATTTCTGCGCCGCCGTCCCGAATACCGCGCGGAGTTTGAGGCTCTTGCCGCGCCCTACCGCGCGGAATTCGTTTGGTCTCCCAAGATCGCGTTGGCCGAGGCGGTTGTCAGCGGCCTCATTGTTCCGAAAGAGGAACTAGCGATCTTCTCCGATGAGGAAATGACACGCCTAGCCGCCATAGCTTTCAGTGATCCCGAAGGACCCGGATTTACTGTGTCGGCAGCCGATCCGGGAAAATATGGGCTCTATTCATTGCTCAATCCTGCTATCGGGGATCAGGAGTTGTGGCTCAAATTCGAGGAATATGACGGCTTCAACTTCTTCGTTGATGATGAACGTGACGAAGGGCAGTTGGCCGTCACATTTGATCTGCGAATGCCGATCGACCTCCAGTTGCAGAAGGCGCGCGAGTATCTGCTTGATGAGCAATACCGCTATCAGAATCCCGACGATGAGGATGCTCCCATTAAGAAGGAACGGGAGCGCCGCAACGGCCGAATTGAAGCCCTAAGGGCCATTGACGCCAAAGAGCAGGAACCCGCGATTGTCTTGCGCGAGATGGGTGAAGTCTTGTGGCCGGGTCAGGAGAAGGCACCGTCCCGAGCGGCAGAGGCATATGCGCGAGGGTGCCGTTTACGGGATAGGTGCCGAGCTTAACTCGGAAAGACCAGAAGGATTTCCGTGCATATTGATGATGCCGTTCAACTAGAGCGGCTTAGTCAAACAGGTCGCTCGACATACGGAGCGGCAAATGACCGACACCCCCCACCTAATCAGTCTCAATGATGCCTGCCGGCTGACTTCTCTCAGCCGTACCGCCATCAACCGTTGGCGTGCTCAAGGTAAGTTTCCGCCTGCTGTACCTCTTGGCGATAAGCGCATTGCCTTCATCCGCAGCGAAGTTGAGCAATGGATCGCCGACCGCATCGCTGCGGCTCGCGGGAGGGCAGCATGACCTCTTGCACGAGAAACCCCGCCGCGCTGGCAGGCGCTGACGGGGCTGATGTCGAAGCCGTTGGCAAGGCAATCGATACCCTGGACGATAGCGCACCGCGCCTTTCTCCACAAGCGAAGTGGAATTGCTCTAATCCGAAAGCAATGTGGGCGCACGCCGCACTGCGCTCCGCGCTCCGCAAAGGTTTAATCGAGCGCGGGCCGTGCGAAGTCTGTGGCGCGGTTCACGGCGAAGACGATGCCGTCATCCACGGCCACCACGAGGATTACGAAAAGCCGCTGGCTGTAAGGTGGCTGTGCCGCCTTCATCATCGCCAGTTGCACGCGGCCGACCGTGATCGGGAGGTTGCATGATGGTGGCGCCGAACACCGACCAGAACCGCCGCGCCCGCCTGGAAGCGGCAATCGAGATCGCCATCGCCCTGTTGGACGCGGCCGACGCCGACCCTGACCTTGAATCAAACGGCGACGATGAACCCCATCTCGGCTGGACAAGCGGCGGGCCGAATTGGAACGACCGCCTGACTGACGACCGTGAACAGGACGTCGGAGACGAGGGCGAACCGGACGAGGATCGGGAACACTCGCTCGGCTGGACCGAGGCCATAGACCAGCAACAGGCCATGCGGCGCGACGGCTGGAATCTGGACGAAGGCGAGCCGTCTCTCGGTTGGACGACGGATGGCGAAATCGGCGTTTGTGATGATGGCGAGGCCGATGCTGAACTCTCGCGGGAGGACGGCGAATGAGCGGCCCTCGCGATCTGCGGCGCGGCCGCAAGCCCTTCGAGCGGCCTTGTGATCCGAAAGAGGTGATTGGCGACAAGAGCTACTTCACCTTCGAGCCGTTCGGACAGGGCTTCGCGCTGAACGTCCATCGGCGCGGCTATCCGGTGCAAACCATCCTTGTGAAGACCGAGGGTGAATTGAACCGGGAGCGGCGCCGGCTTTCGGATGAAGGGCTAATCGGCCTCAATAGGGGGGCGATTTGAGCCGGAAGGGCAAGGCAACGCGCGAGAGTTGGGACGCGGTTCCTGATGGCGCATTCGTCGGCGTGGCGAAAGCCACGCTGAAGGAACCCGCCTGGAAGGCCATGAGCTACGGCGCCCGCTGCCTCTATTTCTGCCTCAAGAGCTATTTCAACGGCCGGAATAACGGGCGCATTTTCCTATCGGTGCGGCGAGCCGCTGACGAACTCGGCGCCGGGCCGACATCCATTGAGAGATGGTTCAAGGAGTTGCAGGACTTCGGTTGGATTCGTCCGACCGAGGTCGGCCACCTGGGCGTTGATGGGCAGGGCAAGGCGACGTGCTGGCGTCTGACCGAGATCGGCTTCATGGGCCAACAGCCGACACGAGACTATCGGCAGTGGCAGGCCCAAGAAAAAAAGCCCGTCCCCAAAATAGGGGAAACTGTCCCCAAAATAGGGACACCATCCCCCCAAAATAAGGACACCTGTCCCCAAAATGAGGACAGTTTAGGCCCTTTTCAGGCGTCTGACTGTCCCCAAAATGAGTACACAGTACTATTACCATCTAGGGTGGGCGGTAGGGAGGATGATGATACCTCTGCTACTCTCACCAAGACCTCAAGGATACCGGGCGGCGTTTTGTCTGACGCGTCGGACATTTCAACGCGAGAGTGGCTGTCGGCCTCTGGAGATGAGGACGACGAAGCGGCGGAATACGAGTCGAAGTGGAACTCGGACCAATAGGACTATGATCTTAGTTCTCTTGCAAAAATAGGATGAAAAGCCTATAAGCTTCGCAGTGGCCACGCGAGGCGAGTATGAGTTCAATCCTCGAAGGCGAATTGGCTGAACTGGTGACGGATGCGCTGACCGACGCGAACGTCCCGCGCGATATCGTCGTGACGCGCACCCTGCCGGGAAATCCCTACGATCCCGATGGCGGATCGGGCGGCACTGCCGACTACGTGGGCAAGGGCTGGGTGGAGAACTACGCGGATGCCGACCGCGACGGCGCGTTGATCGGTATCAGCGACGTTCGCGTGATCATCCTCACCACCACCATCGCCATCGCACCCTCGGAGGCCGACAGCGTGACCGTGGGAGGCGAGACCTATCAGGTGATCAATGCCGCCCGCGATGCCAGTGGCGCGCTCTACGAGCTTCAGGCGAGGCGCTGATGGGCGATCTGGTCCCAATGCCGGGCAGTTGGGGGGAGACGGCGCACGCGGAGCGGGGGTTTCTCTTTCTCGCTCGCAGGTTCGGGGGGTGGTCATGACCCCGGCGACCCGTGCCATCCGCTTCATTGAGGGCCTGGAGGTGCCGACAGGGGCGCTTTCGGGCAAGCCGTTGAAGCTCGCACCCTATCAGAAGCAATTCCTCCGGGGCGCCCTGGCGAAGGGAATTTCGATCGGCGTCCTTTCGGTGGCGCGGGGCGGCGGAAAGTCGGCCCTGACGGCTGGCGTTGCCCTTGGGCACCTTCTCGGCGAGATCGACCCGCAGCCTCGGCGGGAATGTCTGGTCGCCGCGCGGACGCGAGATCAGGGGCGCATCGTCTGGGACTATGTGACCGGGCTCGCTCGCACCCTGCCGGAGGACGTGCAGAAGCGGTTGACCTTCCGCCGGGCGCCCCGCCTCGAAATCGAATACGAGTCAGACGACGGCCCGCACCTCATTCGCGTTCTGGCGGCCGATGGCAAGAACGCCCTGGGCACATCGCCCTCGCTGGTTATCTGCGACGAACGCGGCAACTGGGATCGGGACAAGGGCGATGCGTTGGAACACGCCCTTTCGTCCGGCTGCGGCAAGCGTGGCGGCCGGATGCTTCTCATCTCAACGAGCGCGCCCGACGATTCGCATCCGTTCTCCCGATGGCTGGACGATGATCAGCCGGGCGTCTATCGGCAGGAGCACAAGGCCGACGACGGTTGCGCTCCAGACGACGTGGAGCAAATCCGCAAGGCGAATCCCGGCGCGGCCTATGGCGTCGGTGCCTCGATCGAATGGTTGACCGCGCAAGCCCGGCGCGCCGTCGATCGCGGCGGCTCCGCACTCACTTCCTGGCGCCTCTACAATCTCAATCAGCGTGTTGCCGGCGAGGACCGCGACGTTGTTCTGACCACCGATCAATGGCTCGCCTGCGAAGCGTCGGAGCTGCCGCCGCGCGCCGGGCCTGTGGTTGTCGGGATCGACCTCGGCGGCTCGGCGAGCATGACGGCGGCGAGCTACTATTGGTTTGAGAGCGGGCGGCTCGAAGCCATCGGCTGGTTTCCTTCGCATCCCTCGCTTCTCAATCGCGGACAGGTGGACGGCGTGAAGGACCGCTACGTCCAGATGCGCGGCCGTGGCGAGCTGTTCACCCTCGGCGCTCAGACCGTCCCCGTCGCCGAATGGCTGGTGGAGGCCATGCGCCATGTCGAGGGCGAGCAAATCGCCGCGCTGGTCATGGACCGCTACAAACAGGCGGAACTCGGCGAGGCGATCGATAAGGCCGGCATCCGGGCGCCGATCGTCTGGCGCGGCATGGGATGGAAAGACGGTTCGGAGGATATCGAGCGTTTCCGGCGCGCCTGCTTCGACCGGCTGGTGAAGACGACGCCCTCGCTGCTGCTGCGCTCGGCATTCAGCGAGGCCGTCGTTTTGATAGATCCGGCTTCGAACGCGAAGTTGGCGAAGGGGCGCTCGCTCGGCAGGATCGACGCGGCGGCATCCACCATCCTCGCCGTCGCCGAAGGCGCCCGCCGCACGGCCCGCCCCGTCCGAACGAAGAGGGCGCCGGTATGGGCATGACCTACGACCGGGCCGGCGCCGCGATCTATCGCACCCCGCGATGGAAGGCCGTCCGATATCTCGCGAAGCGGCGCGACGGCTTCCGGTGCGCCGAGTGCGGCGCCGCTGGCCGGCTCGAAGTCCATCACGTCAAGCGCGTCAAGACGCATCCCGACCTCGCCTATTCCCTCGAAAACCTGCTGACCTTGTGTGTGTCGTGTCACGCGAAAGTAACGGCCGAAGAAACCGGCATATCCCCCCTGTCGCCAGCAAGGAAAGCCTGGCGCGACCTGCTTGAAAAGGAACCACCATGCTTGAATCCGTGAAGATCGCTCGGCGACAGTCCGAGATTCGTCAGGCCCTTGCGGGGCTGGTCGGGAAGTCGGACCCGAGCGAGGATGAAACCCGCTCGATGGAAACCCTGGATGCGGAATATCGGAGCAATGAAATCCGGTATCGCGGCGCGCTGATCGCCGAGGATGCCGAGCGCCGGGAAGCCAAAGACGATCTGGAAACCCGTTCGGAGCGCGACTTCGCCGAGCTGATCAACCGTTTCGAGCTGCGGCAGGTGGCGCTTGCCCTGGACGAAGGGCGGCAGCTCGACGGTGCGACCGCCGAAGTGGTGCAGGAGATGCGTTCGCAGGGCGGCTATCGCGGTGTTCCGGTGCCGTGGGCGGCGCTCGAAAGGCGAGCCGGCGAGACCGTCGCGGCGGGCGTGCCCGATCCGATCCAGACGCGGCCGATCATCGATCGCCTGTTCCCCGACAGCGTGGCGGCGCGCATGGGTGCGCAGATGATCAACATCGATTCCGGCGCCATCGAATGGCCGGTGGTGACGAGCGCCGTTTCGGCGGGCTGGGCCTCCGGCGAGACCGCGAACGTCGCCGGGCCAACCGCCTTCACCACGACCGACCGGCCGATGAAGCCCGACCACAACCTCGGCATTCAGATGCGGCTGACCCGCAAGACGCTGAAGCAGTCCGGGGCGGCGCTGGAACAGGCGGTTCGCCGCGACATGAACGGCGCCATCGCGACCGAGCTGGACCGGGCAATCTTCCTCGGCACCGGGGCGGATGGCGAACCGCTCGGCGTCATCACCGGGGCGGCGACCTACGGCATCACGTCAACCGATGACACGCTGAACCTCGCGACCTGGGGCGCCTTCCGTTCGGCTGTGGTGCGGTTCATGACCGGCAACACCGCCGGCTCGCCGTCTGCCGTGCGGGCGCTCATTCGTCCCGAGCTGTGGGCCGTGCTGGACGGCGCTGCAATCGAGCCGCTGAATGAAACCGAGTGGGATCGGCTGCTCCGCAACATCCCGGCGGGCAACATCGCCATGAGCGCGAACGCCTTGGCCGATCCGACGGGCGATCCGCTCGAAACCGAATCCCTGCTGACCACGGCGGCGGGCGGCGTCTCGCCGATCTTCGTCGGCGCATGGGGCGGCGTGGACATGATCCGCGATCCCTATTCGGACGCTCAGTCGGGCGGGCTGCGGATCACGGCGTTGACCACGGTTGACGTGACGGTGGCGCGGCCGTCTCAGCTCCAGTTGATCATCGGCATCAAGCTCGAACTGGCGGCGTAAGATGCTGACGGGCGGCTTTGAAGGATCGACCCTGGAGCTGCGCGCCTCCCGCAATGGGGGGCGCCGCATCCGGGGGCGATTCCCCTATAACAAGCGCGCCGTGCTGTCTGACGGTGGCAGGACGGGCCGCCCTCGCAAGGAACAGTTCGCGCCTGGCGCCTTCACCTACAGCCTGGAGGCGCCCGCCGACATTCACCTGTTGGTCGGGCATTCCTTCGACAGGCCGCTCGCCAGCAAGAACAACGGCACGCTGGTGTTCAACGACACGCCGGAGGCCCTGACCTTCGATGCCGAGATCGTGCCCGAGGTGGCCGATACCTCCTATGCCCAAGACCTGTTCGCGCTGATCACGTCCCGGCTGGTGTTCGGCCTGTCGCCGGGCTTCCGCATCCCACCGCCCGCCGCAGTGCCACTGGAGGAAGCCGAGACCGTCGAGGAAGAACCGCCGAGCCTCGGCCGCGCGCTGATACGGACGATCTTCCAGGCGATCCTATTCGAGCTGTCGATCGTGACGCGGCCTGCCTATGACGAGGCCACCGTCGAGGCCCGCAACTGGCAGACGACGCCCTCCGGCATCATCGTTCCGACCCATCATCTCAATCGCTGGAGGCTGTGATGGCGGACACGCTACGCCAGACCGAAGCCGCGCCGAGCGCCTATCCGACCCTATCCGTGGCGCTGTCGGCCGCTGCGGCGGCGCTAGACGCTGACATGATCTGGCAGCGCCTGGAAACCTACACCGCGCACCGCTGGAGCGAGCGAGCCGTCGAATGGATCGTGGAAGGTCCGGGCGGTTGGCAACCGCCGCTCAAGCCCGCGACGATCGCCACCATGGAGGTTTGGCGCGGCGAGGCGTGGGAGACTGTGACCCTCTCGTCGTCGCCCTTCGGCGGCTTCTGCCTGTCAGGCTGCGGACCCTACCGCTTCACCGGGACCGTTGGCGGCGGCGACGTTCCGGCCGCTGTCGCCGAAGCCTTCCGGCGCCTCGCCGAATACATGGCCGCGAAACCCGGCAAGGCGGGCGCGACCTCGGAAAGCACCTCGGCGGGCTCGATTTCCCTGACACACCACCGCTCGGCGTCCTGGCTCGCCGAGGCCATCAACAACAGCGGCGCCGGCGATCTGTTGCGCCCCTATCGGAGGGCCTGACATGCTCGGATGGCTATTCGGAAAGCGTCATACTGTGAACGGTTCGCAGTATGAAAAGCGCTCGGCGGCGTCCGGCTTCACGGCGGAAATCATGGCGGCGCGGGAAGCCTATATCTCCGGGCGCACCGGCATCGCCGAGCTGACCGCCACCGCGCAAGGCTGCATATCGTTGTGGGAAGGGTGCTTCGCGCTCGCCGACGTGTCGGGAACCGACCTGATCGACCGGCACTCGCTGGCGCTGATCGGCCGTTCCCTGGCGCTTCGCGGCGAGGCCGTCTTCCTCATTGACGACGCCGGCTTGATCCCGTGCGCCGATTGGGATTTGCGGACCCGCAACGGCAAGCCGACCGCCTATCGTGTCAGCGTCTCGGAAGCCGGCGGCGGCCGCAACGAAACCGCCTTGGCCGGCGAGGTGCTGCATATCCGCATCGGCTGCGATCCGGTGGCACCCTACTACGGCACCCCGCCGCTGCGGCGAGCGAGCCTCACGGCGGGCATGTTGAACGCTATCGAAGTGGCGCTCGCCGAGGTTTACGAGAATGCGCCCCTGGGCTCGCAGATCGTGCCCTTCCCCGAGTCGCAGGAAACCGACCTTGAAGCGATGGGACGCGGCTTTCGCGGCCGACGCGGGCGCGTGCTGCTCCGCGAGTCCGTCAACGTGACGGCAGCGGGCGGCCCGGCTCCGCAACAGGACTGGCGCCCTCAAGACGTGACGCCGGACCTGTCGCGCTCCATGGCCGGCGAAACCCTCCAGGCGAGCCGTGACGCGATCTGTGGAGCCTTCGGCGTGCTGCCGGCGCTGTTCGCCTCGAATGCGCAGGGACCGCTTGTCCGGGAAGCGCAACGGCACCTTGCGGGCTGGACCCTCCAGCCGATCGCCATGCTTCTCGCCGAGGAAGCGACCCGGAAGCTCGGCAGCGCCGTCATGGTGGACCTGCTGCGGCCCGTCCAGGCATTCGACGCCGGCGGCCGGGCGCGCGCACTCTCGACCATCGTCGAGGCCTTGGCGAAGGCCAAGGAAGCCGGCCTGTCGCCAGGCGACGTGAACGCGGCGCTGACGCTGGTGAACTGGGGCGAAAATGACAAGGCGGCCTGATCGTGCTGGCGCGAACCCCGATCCTTTCGATTCGCGTCCAGCCGGCGCCACCTCGGCGGCTCAATAAGGACCGGCGGCGAGCGCTGATCGACAAGCTAACTGAAATCATGCAGGCGGCCGAACCGACGCCTTTTGCCGCCGAGGGGCCGTGCCGGACTGGCGTTCGTCAAAGCTTGTGCCTTCAAGGCTGGCAGTGGGCTTATGCCGATGCGGCGGCGATCGATGTCGTCTCGGCGGCTTTGAGTATCGTGGGGGCGAAGCGCCCGAACTGGTACGAAGGACAACCGGAGTGGACGCAACCCGGAGCCCTGCCGATCCTTCGCGAGCGGTGCGCCCGTTGTGGCAAGCCGCTCCCCGAAGAGAACCGGCTTTGGTGCAGCGATGTTTGCGCCCATGCTGCCAAGATGGACCGCCAGCGCCAGCGATGGGGCGAAGAAGCCTATTCACAGTGGAAGGCGAACAAGGCCGCATGGATCGAACGTCAGCCGGCGCGGCGGTGCGAGGGCTGCGGCGGCATGTTCAAGCCGAAGCGCAAGCAACAGCGCTTCTGCTGCTACGTCTGCGCTGCCAATGATCGGAGGGCTTGCGGATGAAGCTCGAAGACCTTGCCGACGAAACATGCGCGTGGTGCGGAAAGGGCTACGAGGCCCGGAGCGTCTGGCAGAAATACTGCTGCGCCGGGTGCCGAGCCGCTTCCATCTCTGCTTTCCACAAGCAGGAGGTTCGAACCAAGCTCGCGAAGCTGACCTGCCAGCACTGCGGCGCGCCGATCGTCGGTGCCAAGAAGACCGACACCAAGTTCTGCTGCATCCCGTGCCGAACGGCGGCCCGGACGCTTCGGGAGAAGGGACCGCTTTCAGCCGTCCGGTGCATCGACTGCGGCGGGCCGATTCGTGGTGTCACTCGGCGCGACACCAAGCGGTGCGCCGAGTGTGCCCGGCTGGAGCATCGCAGGCGGGCGAAGGAACGAGCAAAGGCGAAGCGTCAGCGCGATGACGGCGGGTCTTCTGTGAAGCGGCCGATTGAAGCGTGA